AAACACCATCAGAAACTTCTTGTATGGTATTAATATCTGTATTTAAATGTCCTAACATAGAATCAGATTGAATAATATTTCCGGAACTATCTCCTCCTAAAAGTTTATTGAATTGACTAGCTAGATTATCTATTTTATCATCAGACTTAACTTCATTTCTAAGTGCGCCTTCATTTTTAATCCAAGCTCTAGAGAATGGATTTCCAATTAAATGTATAGCTAATGTTCTTAATAATATTTCATCATATGTATTACCGCTAAAATCGCTTATACTTAAATTAAAATAGTTTTGAGAAGGATCTTGATTAAGGACAGCTGGTCCAACAGGTATTTTTTTATCAGATAATGAGTTATCAAATAATAAATTACCATCTTTTAAAATAACAGATGCTAAATGTCTAGATAAATTAGAAACAAAGTGTAATGGATTAGATTGTTCACCGTGTGTATTATCAGCTCTAGCAAAAAATATTTTATCATCATTTTCGGAATTTCCAACTAAAAATAAATTTTCTAATGTGGATGCGGAAATGTCTAAACCAGAACAATCTAATGCAAAAACTAAATGGTGTGTAAATAAATTTTGATCAACTTCTTCAGCAATAATAAGAGCATTAGCACTAAGTTCAAATATATATGGTATATTAAAAATTAAAGCATTAGACATTAATATATATTATTAATAAACATTAATATATATTAATTTTGAATTAAATGTAAATAGTATTTAAACCATTAAAATATGTATATGCCAACAAGTATTTTTAATATTATTAGATTTAATAGAATGTGGTTTATTAATGAATATTTTAAGATGTAAAAATTTATGTTTTTGAGAATTATCAATAATAGAATGAATATTAATATTATGAATATTATTAGGATTTAATATTTCGTGAATAACATTTTCAATAGAATTATTGATAGTATTTTGTATATTATTAATATTATTGAATGGTTTAGTAAGGTTGATATTATTAAATATGTTAAAAGCTAAATATTGTATATAATATTGAAAGATGGTTCCTAAAGAGATAGGTTTATTAGCGAAAGAAGATCCGGAATAATAAAATTTACCTTTTAAAGTTTTATTTATATTAGCGTAAAGAGCGGTAATATATTGAAAATTAATAATAATTTGATTAGAAATATCATAAGTGAATACTTTTTTCCAGAGAGATAAATCCATAGTTTCCAAACATTCTAAATGAAATTCATCAATATTTTCAAATTCATTACTATATGAAAGATTAAATAAACTAGGATAATTCATTATAATGATACAATAAATTATTTTTCATATAAAACATCAAATTCTAGTGCGAAAGAATAATCATTTCCATTCAAATCAATTACACTTCCATATTCATCAATAAGAGAAATTTGTAATTTATCTATATTAACTGTTCCAAAATACTGTCTTTTTTTAGTAATTTGGTCAGATTGGTCATCAAATAATACGATTCCTTTTCCTTCTCTCATAGGAATTCTAGCTAAAATATTTTTTCTTAAGAAAGAATTTTCATATAATATAGTGCAAACATCTTGTCTAGTATTTTTAAAATCATCAACACATAAAAAGAAATACTTAATGCCTCCTAAATCAGCAGTAGCTTCACTAACATAAGAACTATGTTCTTCATATATTTTATTTCTAAATCCAAGTAACCATCCTAATGATTTCATAGGAGGAGCATTATTAATAACTATATTAGTAAAATCTAATTTAAAAACTTCATTTTCATTAATAGCGGAAATAGTAGTTCTCATAGTAATAGTATCTATACTTATAGAACAATTAAAATTAGATAATTCCTCATTTATAGCTATAACAAGTTCATTACTTTCATAATTACCGCTAGCGATAGTTATATTTTTTTGTTGACATCCACAAGGTCCATCTTTTCTAATAAAAAAAGAGTTAGTTCCATTAGATTGAGAAATCATATGTTGAACATTAGGCATTTCTAGAGATGATAATTTCATAGATATAACATTTTTTAGAGGCGTTGCTAAATTAATAGTAAAATTAGTAGAAGAAGTATTAAAATAATTTTTTCTAAACTTTGTATCGATACTAATTTGACTAGTTATAATATTATTAGTTAATTGATTAACAGTTCCTTGATTAACGGGTGAAATAAAGACAGTATCTTTTTCAGATAATTTTCTTTGAATTAAATCTTTTTTAATATCTTTTAAATGTTGATTAATATGATCTAATTTATATTGGTTATTATAAAGATTTTTTTGTTGTGTATCATTAGATTTATCATCATAATTAAGTTTATCTTTTAATCTATAATGTATAAGTTGAACAAATTTAACTAATTCTTCTTTTTGTTTATTAGATATAGAATTAATATTATTAATTTGAGATATTTTTAGATTAATTTTGTTTTGTAAATCGAAATAATTATAATTAGATTTTAGTTGAATAAAATTTAACATATCATCTTTATTATAATTTTCTATTTGTAAATCAATATTATTCATATATATTATAAAATGAATAATATTTATTTAATTTTTAATATTATTTAAACAACATTATACTTTTCGTTATATTCTTCCATTTCCTTTTCATATCTAGCCTTATCCTTCTTGTTCATTTCGTTATACTTTTCTTTATCAGAATCAGAAAGCTTCTTCCACATTTCTCCTAGTTTCTTAGCAATGTCACCAATAACAACTTTTTGATTCTTCTTTTTAGATTTAGCTAGTAGTGCAGGTCGTTTATCATCACAGAAAAAGAAATAAGCAGACTTAGGTTTCTTAGGATGCAAACTATTTTTCTTGAACTTCATCTTTAGTTTTTCTCCAAGAAACTTTTCAGTTAGTTCATTAATTTTATCAGAATGACCTAATTCTAGACAGAGACTACGTAAAAGAGCTGCGTGAGACTCATACCAATTATCATACAATGCGACTGTATTATTATGAAAAAGATTACTTGCCATAATTATAATATATAATATATAATTCCTTTAAAGTCCATTTAATTAATAAATTATTAATAAATTATTAATTAAACAATTATTTACAAATAGGTAGATAAATCATTGAAAATAAACATATAAAAGGAAAAAATAACAAACTTAATAAAAGTAACTTAAATGGTAACCAACTCACAACGTGAATACATTTAAACATACATCCTTTATTTCTTTTATTAATAATTTGTTGATTCTCATAATAGTTAACAAAAAGATTATCATAAATATCAATAGCAGCTTCTGGTAAATAATGAAAATACATTTCTTCAAACTCATTATCTAAATTCATTAAAAATTCCATAGCTAGACAATTCAATATCATATCCAATAAATCATCTTCTACAAAGACAATCCATAAATTAGCCATATATACAAAAAGATTAAATCCAAACTCTTGAAATGTATCTAACATAACTAATAATGATGTGCTAGGAATCATTTTTCTTAATCTAGTTCTATCAGTTAAATTATCCCATAAAAAAAAAGATCTAACAAAATAAATTAATGTAGAAGCAAACATTGTTAATTTTTTTTTCCAGTTAGCTTGATCAGGACAATAATTTCCATCAAATTCATCCCATTCATTAGCAACTAAAGCTATATAAATGCTCCATTGAGAAATAAAAACTAATATAGGTAAAAATGCCAACAAAGAAAAAATATGAGAACAATAAAATGCATTTTTTTTCTTTAATATTTCATTTTTATAACCAGTGTTTAAATGATATTTCATTAACGTAAACATACCAAATTTGGGATCAGAAAGAACTATTTGTAATTTTTCATCATCATCTGGTGTTCCAATAATCATAGATAATGATTTAATAGGAGTATTACAATCAGGAGATATTTTAATAGAATGTTCTGATCCAGTTAGTAAATCATCTTTAAATTTTGTTTTCACATAACTACATAAAAATCGAAAATTTTCATTAATCACTTTACAACATAATACCATTTATTAAAAAAAATAAAATATTTTTATATAATTTATATAAATATTTTAACATAATAAAATTTAAGAATTAAATGTATTTTCCCATACCTTTGCTACATCGTCCCAAAACATTTCTTTTTTATTTCTAATTTTCTTAGCAGTTTTCTTAATTTTATCTTTATTACTAACAAATTTAATAATAGAATCTACTGCATTTTCATAAAAATCAACTGATTTCATATCTCCCGATAAGTGAAACCCTTGTCTTTCAGAAAAAACGGCTTCATTAGATATAATAGGTATACATCCACATTGAGCTGATTCTCTAACACTTAAACAATCAATTTCAGCATTAGTTTTAGTTACATACAAATGAAATGGAAATTTAAACTTAATTTTAATTAATTCTTCTATAGGAATACGACCATTATCATATGTATTAGGAGATTCTTCAATCATTTTTTCTAATCTTTTCTTTTGTGATGGTTCAACTAATTGCATACCATAAAATAAATGTAATTCCGCCTCTGGAAATCTAGAATATATACCTGGCCAAATATATGTAAGTATAAGATCTAGTTCCCTAACATAACTACTAGTATAACAAAATTTTAATCTTTCTCGTTTTAAATTAGAAAATTGTTTAAGATTTTCTTGTCTAAAAATATCTTCTAATCCATTTTTACATATAACTACATTTTTATCATTAAATTTTGGAAATAATCTTTTATGATAATTACTCTTTAACATAATAGCATCAACTTTATCAAAAAAATCATCTGGATATTCACTAAGATTACTATTATCGTGAAAATCTAACATAATTTTATTAGCATATTTTATATTTTGTAATGCACCAAATGCAAATCCTCTCCATAATATAATAACATCAAATTCATCCATAGGATTAAATTTATTATAATTCATATATAAAACGCCATCATATATTCCTTCTTCTACATTACCAAATACAGTAACAGAATGTCCTAATTTAACTAATTCTCTGGAGAGATTTACTGTAGCTTTTTCAGAACCTCCCATAGAAGAAACATTTGGACCAAATTTTAAACCAGATCTTCCACAATAATAAACAATATTTCTTTTAGTTGCACTTTCTCTTTCCCATTTTTTACTATGTGCTTTATTTTTTTGTGTTAGTCTTTCCATTTTTCTTCTTTGTTCACCAATATACTTAGGATCATCTCTAAAATAAACTACTTTGGAGACATTATGACCCATTCCTTCAACAGCCTCTGCCTTTATAACACCTCCAACTTGTCTAGCCATCCAACAAAAAGAATAATCTTCTCCTAACCAATCTTGTTCAACTTGATGCGGATTCAATTCGCTTTTTATAATTCTGGTTTTAAAGAATGGAATAGTATATTGGTTATCCGGATCAATATTAACACATTTAGTCCCATCTAATTCAACAATCTTGTCTATAATTTTAGTGCATATAGGTCTATTAATAAGCATAAATCCAGTTCCAGCATATAAAACACGTTTATCAAAATCAAAATCCTTAGGATTCATTGGAAAACAATTAGCACTTCCTCCTGCAGAACAATAAATTCCACATTTAATATCTGCATCTGTAACGGAATGTAATTTTAATATATCATATCCAGAAAAAACGTGATCAGAATCTATAAAAAGAAATAAATCGTCATCATTTGAATTAGAATACCATCTAGATAACATAATTGATCTAGCATGAATGATATTAGATTTACCTGGTAAAAAATCAAGTTTAACGTTAAAAACTTTACTAACTAAGCTGATCGCTTGTAATAAAGATTGAACAAAAACGGTATCAACACTATGTTTTGCGGGAACAGCAATAGTAAGATTAATTTTACTCATATAATTAATTTTAAAAATAAATATTTAAGTATTTTTAAAATATAAAAAGGCACTAAAAAAAATGCACTAAAAAAAAGGCACTATTTTCATTGTTTCTTATGAAACTTATTAAAATAATTATTTAAAAATTTTTGATCCAATAAATCATCTAAATACTCTTTTTTTTTAATATTTTTCTTTTCTTGTCGTTTTTTATTAGTAACTAGATAATTAAAAACATATTTAGGTTGAGGTAATTGTTTATCTTCCATTATAATAAAAATATATATTTAATTTATAGTAAAGAGATGCAAAAAGATAGCGTTTTAATTCGATCAAACCAAAGTTCAATAAAATCAATAAATGGTAAAACTTTAGATTTTAGACAACATAATGCTAGTTATGACGGAGATACTTTAAGTTTAGATAGTAATATAAATGGAGTAATCAGTTCTTCAAAAATAAGAAATGATACTTTAATGAAAAT